ATGTAGATGTACCCGGTGGTGCTATAAAAGATAATATTACTTTCTTGCCTTACAAAGAGCCATCAGGAACTTTATATACTTTGTTGCAAAATTTAGTAGAAGAGGGCAGAAGATTTGCTTCACTAGCTGATTTAAAGGTATCTGACATGAGTAGTCAGGCTCCTGTAGGTACAACACTAGCTTTATTAGAAAGGTCTTTAAAAGTCATTGGTTCAGTGCAATCAAGAATACATAACTCTATGAAACATGAGTTAAGAATATTATCCAGAATAATATTTGATTTTGGACCTACAGAATATCCTTATGAAGTTAAAGGCAAAGAATTATTAAAAGAAGATTTTGATGGCAGAGTAGATGTAGTGCCTGTATCCGACCCTAACGCATCTACAAAAGCACAAAAAATTATGCAATATCAAGCAGCTTTACAGTTATCTACACAAGCACCTGAAATGTATAATATGCAAGAACTACATAGACAAATGCTAGATGTACTAGGAATACAAGATGCAGATAAAATTGTTCCACTAGAAACAGAAATATTACCAACAGACCCTGTATCAGAAAATATGAATATGCTTAATGGTAAACCTGTTAAAGCGTTTATGTATCAAGACCATGAAGCACATATCAAAGTGCACATGGCTACAATGGAAGACCCTAAAATTAGAGAAATGGTGGGTCAAAGTCCTAATGCTTCAAGAATACTTGGTGCGTTTACAGAGCATGTTACAGAACATATTGCGTTTCAATATCGTAAAGAAATTGAAAAACAACTGGGTGCTCCATTACCACCGCCTGATGAACCACTACCAGAGGATATTGAACTACGCCTATCAGAACTGGTATCTGAAGCAGCAGAAAGAGTATTAGCTTCTAGTAGAGCAGAAGAAAGAGCAGAAGAAATAAATGAAAAACTAGAAGACCCTGTAATACAACAAAGAGAAAAAGAACTAGCTATTAGAGAAGCTGAAGTACAAAGAAAAATGAAAGCTGATGCAGAAAGAATAGCCCTTGATTTACAGAAAGCAAAAGCTACAGAAGAAATAGAAAAAGAAAGAATAGCATCACAAGAAAGAATAGCTGGTGCTAAAATAGGATTTGAAGCTGCATCAGAAAATGCAAAAATATCTAGCAAAGAACAAATAGAAGGTGCTAAGATAGGTAAAGATATAGCAGAAACTTTATTAGATAAAGAGGATTAATGGCTGCATCAGATACAAATTTTATAGATGCTCTAAGAAAAAAAATTAGAGACCACATGAACGAACATGCAGACCATCTTTCAGGAGGTGGTTGCAAGAATTTTGAAGAGTACAGACATTTAACAGGTGTAATTGCTGGACTCGCTATAGTAGAAAGAGATATACTCGACCTACAGGAAATAGCAAATCGTCAACAATGACGCAAGGACCTAGACCTTAATTCTAGTGCAAGGAGAAAAAAATGACTAAACCTGCAAAGGCTGTTAAATCAACTGAACAAGTTGAAGAAAGAACAGCAAAACAATTACCAATACCAAAAGGTTACAAAATCTTAATAGCTCTACCAGAGCCTGAAGAACAAACCAAAGGCGGAATTATAAAAGCATCTCAAACAATGCAAGTTGAAGAGGTGGGTTCTATCTGTGGTTTTATTCTTGCTATGGGAGATGATTGTTATAAAGATGAAAGAAGATTTCCAAATGGTCCTTATTGTAAAGAGGGCGATTGGATTATTATGCGTTCTTATTCAGGCACTAGATTTAAAGTGCATGGCAAAGAATTTCGTTTAATTAATGATGATAGTGTAGAAGCTGTTGTCGAAGACCCTAGAGGTATAGTAAAGGTAATTTAATATGAGTGAAAATATTACAGCAAATCAAGAAGTTAGGGAAGAATTTCCAGAATCTTCTAAAGAAGAAAAATTCTTTGGTGTTAAAACCACCTTTGAAAAAGAACCTGAACAAGATACTACTGATGAACTTCAAGTAGAAGTTATTGATGATAGACCTAAAGAGGACAGGAGACCACCTAAAGTTGAAACTAAAACTAATGAAGTTGAAGAAGAAATAGATGGTATTAGTGATAAAGTACAAAAAAGAATTGATAAAATTAAATACGATTATCACGAAGAAAGACGAGCAAAAGAAGCTGCAGAAAGACTAAGAGATGAAGCAGTAACTTATACTCAAAAAATCCAAGATGAAAATAAAAGATTATCTGCTTTAATTAGTAAAGGAGAAGAAGCTTTGCTTGGACAAATTTCAGCTAAAGCTAGTGCAGAATTAGAGCAAGGCAAAGTTGAATTTAAAGAAGCTTATGAAGCTGGTGATACAGATAAAATGTTAGCTGCTAACGAAAGAATATTATCTGCACAAGTAGATGCAAAGAGTGCTAACGAAAAATTAAACTATTATCAAAAGCAAACAGAAGCACAACAACAATTTATGCAACAACAACAAAATGTTGCACAACAACCACAACAAGTACAACCACAACATACACCACCTGACCCAAAAGCAGTGGAATGGTTACAAAAAAATACTTGGTTTGGAAGTAATGAACATAAAGACATGACTGGTTATGCGTATGGATTACATGAAACTCTTATTCAAAATGAGGGTATCTATCCTACTACTGACCAGTATTATCAGGAAGTTGATAAGCGTATGCGAACTAAATTTCCTGAGTTTTTTGGAGAAGAAGAAGTACCTGTCGGCAACGAAGAAGAGGTTGTTGAAACTGTGATTTCCAAAAAACCATCGGCAGTTGTAGCACCCGCAACCAGAAACAATGGTGCTATACCCCGCAAAGTACAGTTGACAGGAACCCAAGTTGCTCTCGCAAGGCGTTTGGGTTTAACACCGGAACAATATGCCAAACAAGTCGCCAAGGAGGTGCAAAATGGCTGATAATGAAAATGTAACAGAAGAAGTTACAAGAGCTGCAAGAGAAACGGAAACCAGAGATACTCAACAAAGAGCTCAACCTTGGGAACCACAATCAAAACTACCTAACCCAACACCGCAAGATGGCTGGGTATTTAGGTGGATAGCTACATCAATATTAGGACAACCTAATAATGTAAATGTTAGTTCTAAATTTAGAGAAGGTTGGCAACCTGTAAAAGCAGAAGACCACCCTGAACTACATTTAGTTTGTGATGTGGATTCTGAATGGGCAGAAAAAGGTAACATGGAAGTAGGTGGTTTATTGCTTTGTAAAGCTCCAAAAGAGTTAATGGAACAAAGAGATGAATACTACAGAAAAGTTGCAAGAGAACAAATGGAAGCCGTTGATAATAACTATTTAAAAGAAAATGACCCTCGTATGCCAATGTTAAAACCAGACCGCAAAACGAGAACTTCATTTGGCGGCAAATAACTAAATAATAATTTAGCTACAAGCCATCTTTTAAAAATTTTAGGAGAATAATATGGCTGCTTCAGCTACCCCAATGGGTGCAGAACCAGTAGGTTGTCTTAGTTCTAATGGCTCTTTTACAGGAAAAGTTAGACATTATAAGATAGCTTCCGGTTATGGTACCGCTATATTCTACGGAGATTTTGTAAAGCTTGTTAGTTCTGGTACTGTCGAAAAAGACACAGGAACTACATCTTTAACTCCAGTAGGAGTATTTGTAGGTGTGTCATACACTGACCCAAATACAAACCAACTAACATTCTCACAAACATATCCAGCATCTACAAGTGCAAGTGATATTAGTGCGTATGTGGTTGATGACCCTTTTGTTGAAATGAAAATGCAAGGTGATGCTTCACTAGCACAAACAGCATTAGGAAACAATGCTGCTGTTGTTCAAACAGCAGGTAGTACAAGTATAGGTCGAAGCAAAAATGCTGTTGATAGCAGCACGATTGCAACAACTAATACTTTGCCAGTTAAAATTATTGAGTTCGTAGAAGGACCTGATAGTGCAGTTGGCGACTCATTTACAGATGTTATTGTTGTCTTTAACGCAGGACATCAATTAACTAATACAACAGGCGTTTAATATAGGAGAATAAATTATGGCTATTTCAAGAGCACAAATGTTAAAAGAACTCCTACCCGGACTAAACGCATTGTTTGGATTGGAGTACGAAAAGTACGAAGATGAGCATACTATGATTTACGAAACTGAAAACTCTGATAGAAGTTTTGAAGAGGAAGTTCAGTTAAGTGGATTTAGTCAAGCAGTTGTAAAAGACGAAGGTGCAGCAATCACTTATGATTCAGCACAAGAAAGCTTTACAGCTAGATACAACCATGAAACCATCGCTTTAGGTTTTGCGATTACAGAAGAAGCTATAGAGGACAACCTTTATGATTCACTTTCTGCTCGTTATACTAAAGCATTAGCAAGAGCTATGGCTTATACAAAACAAGTCAAGTCTGCTTTCCCGCTCAATAATGGGTTTACAAACTCTTTCCAATCAGGAGACGGAGTAAACTTATTTACTGCAGATGGTGATGGTGTTACTGGTGGGGACGGACACCCATTAGTAAATGGAGGTAAAAACTCTAATAGACCTGCTACTGCTGCAGACCTCAATGAAACATCTTTAGAAGATGCTGTTATTAATATCAGCAACTTCGTAGACCAAAGAGGTT